ACTTTTTACTCCTTATCTATAAAAAGTACCTGTACTAGCATACTTATTCTTTTTTTGTTTCAATTTCTTTATTCTTTTTAAAATTGATGGCATTTTCAGAAGTTACTATTGGTTTACCAATTCTTTTTTCAATGTTCCTTCTAGTTATTGCTGCTACTTCTCCTCCATCATGTGCGTCAACTTTTAATTCTCTTATACCCTGTGAGTCATTTGTTCTGTGAAGTTCTGTTGTAGTAACTTCTGCTAATGTTGTAAGTGCTAATTCTAATGGTGACATATTATCTCGTAATCCTTGATTTTTATCTAGATTTTTTATATTTTTATGCTTTTTTGTTGTTATACCGAAAGTTCCTTTACTAATTTCATCTGTTAAAATAGCATAATCATTTTTGTCAGTAATTCCTCTTTTGTCCCATTCATCAGTTAAAGCATTTCTTGCTGGGATGCCTTTAATTCTTGCACTTATCCATTCTTCTGTATATCCTTTTTTTAGATATGTTTGTCTTGCTCTTTCAATTGCAAGTTCAGGATTAATTGTTTCTTGTATTCTTTCTTCTGCTAATCTTGCAAACCATTGTTTAAAAGGTTCGGCATTTGGACTAGGTACTGACTGAATAATTCTAAATATTGTTTCTCTGTTTGAACAATCGGTTAATCTATTTTTTCCATCTTTAGCAATCATTTTCAACCTTCCGATTTTTTCGGAAAGTTCAAAAACACCTTCAGTTTCAATCTTTTTCTTTAAATCACTCCAATATTTTTCTGGTCTTTCACTTTCGGTCAGTATTTCAATTACATCTACGATAGAATAGAACCATTCTCCATTGTATTCTTGTCTTCTAATTTTTTTGTTTTCAAATAAAATTAAATCTTTATTATTTTCTTTTACTTCGGTATTCATTTATTTCCTCACTTTCTATATATTTAAAAGTATACTTATTCTTCTTTTCCTAATTGTTTATCAATATCTTTTTTTCTTTTTTCTATTATAAACTTTATATATTGTTTATCATCCTCTGTAAGAATATTTTTATTTTTATCAAATAATAGCTCTAATTCATCGAAAGAATTAATTTCTTCTTTGTCTGTGTCATATCCCATTAACCAAGTTTCGGTTACATTTAAAGCATCTGCCAATAAAGAAAGTTTGTCTTGTTTTGCATTGTAGTTACCTGATAGGTAATTACTAATTAATGACTTATCAATATTTGTTTTTTTTGCTAATTGAGATTGTGTCATTTTATTTTTATCTAATGCTTTTTTTAATCGATTGGCAAATGTATCTACTAACATAATAATCCCTCCTCTGTAAAGTAATTATAAAGCAATTTTGAGAAAAAATCAACAATAATGTAAAAAAAATAAAAAAAAGTTGAGAAAAAATCAAAAAACATATTGACATCTCTGTTGAGTTATGCTAAACTTATATTGTAGTTGAGATAAACTCAACAGAAAGGAGATAATAATGCAATATAATTATGATAAATTAAAAGGAAGAATTAAAGAAATATTTGATACACAGGAAAACTTTGCTAATGCAATAAATATTTCTTCTGCATCAGTCAATTATAAATTAAATAATAAAAAAAACTTTACCCAAAATGAAATATTTAATTCTATCAAAGTATTAAAATTAAAAGAAGAAAATATTCAAGAATATTTTTTTACTCGTAAAGTTGAGAAAAACTCAATTAACATTAATAAAGAGGAGGAATAGAAAATGGAAGAAATGAGAAAAAAGGTAAAAGAAATACTATTTTTACTAAATGGTTATTCAGTTTCTACTGCTGTTGATATTTTAAAATTAGCAATAGACCGTTTAGAAGTTAATTCAATAGTTAATGTAAAAAAAGAAGAAAAATAAAAATTATTCTTCAAATGTTTTATCAATTCTATAAGAGAATGCAGTTATTGATGATTTCAACAAGAAGGTTTTAAGATTATGGTGATTTTTAGTAGTACATTCAGTTATTGTAATATGGTCGTCTTCAATATCATCAAGTGTATCTAATAATAAATTACCTTCATAATGATTATTTTGAGTATCTATATAAACTCTAATATTATTATTTTTACTTTCTTTTAATAACTCTTTTAGAAGTTCATTAATCTTTAATTGCATAATTGACACCTCACTTTCTATTTTAATTATAACTAGAATGTGAGAAAAAGTAAATAAAAAAAGAATCACAACAGACAGGAGGTATATATGAAAAAACCAGTAAAAAAACTTTCGGCAAGTGAAACACTTGAAATATTAGATAATCAATGGGCTTCTATTGAAGATATAATGAAACTTGCTTTTATTGGAGAAACAAGGGCAAGAACTATTGCAAGTAATATTTCAAATAAAGTATTGGAAAAAGGATATATATTGCCAAAAGGATTAATTCCTATGGAATTATTAAAAGAGTATTTAGGTATTAACATTGCTTATTTAAAGAAAGTTAGTGGGAGGTAATCAGAATGAAAAAGAAAAAAATTAAAGTTATAAATATATTTAAATTAATTATTTTAGCTGCTTGTTTAGGATTAATAATTTATGATCTTTATATGATATTAATCTATCCTATAGTCAATAAAGTTTTAGTAAATTGGACTATGTTTGGATTCTTAACATTTGCTTTAGCAGTAATTATTAGTTTAAATATTATAGAGCAAATAAAAAGTGTGTCCACGCTTCAAAACGACACACTATAAAAAGGCATTCAATTGCTTTTTACATACTTAATTTTATCACAAATTAATGTATGTGTCAAATCTTTAGTGGGTTTTGGAGAAAGGAAATAGAATGGAAGAAAAACCAAATTATTATTCGGTTATACCAGCAATAGTAAGGTATGATAATGAATTAAAACCAAATGAAAAATTACTATATGGCGAAATAACTTCTTTAACCAATAAAAATAATGAATGTTGGGCTACTAATAGTTATTTTGCTAGATTATATAATGTTAACTCTGCAACAATTTCTAGATGGATCAGTCATTTAAAAGAAAAAGGCTATGTAGTAGTAGAGTTTATTTATAAAAATGAAACTAAAGAAATAGAAAAAAGAGTTATAAAAATAATAGGAGTTCCTATTAATCAACCAATGAATACCTATATGTTAAATAATCAAGAGGTATTGATTGAAAAGTCAAAGGGGTATATACAAAAAAGTCAAGAGGGTATTGACAAAAAAGTCAAAGAGAATAATACAAGTATTAATAATACAAGTATTAATATAAAAGAAATAAATAAAGAAAGATTTGAACTATTCTGGAAAGAGTATCCAAAAAAGGTAAATAAGTTTAAATCTGAAGAATGGTTTAATAAAAATAATTTAACAGATGAACAATTCGATTTAATTATAACTAAACTTAAAAAGTTTAAAGACACATATGATTGGAAAAAAGATAATGGCAAATATATACCTTATCCTATAACCTGGTTAAATCAAAAAAGATGGGAAGATGAAGTAATAACAATATCAGAAAGCAATAATTCTAATAATATCGTTAAATATTCAGATGAATGGTGGAATAAGTTAGGAAGTGATTCAAATGACTAAAGAGCAAACAAAGAATCTCTTTAGAAGAATTAAATCTCATTATCAAGAGTTCACTGTAGATGACTTTAAAGTTGATGAATGGTATAAAGAACTTAGAGATTATGATTATGATGATGTTACGAAGAGATTTGAGCTTCATCTTAATTCTGAAGATTATGGACAAGTTATTCCTAAACTATGGTTTTTGAAAAAAGGACTTATAACTATTGGTGAAAAAAAAGAATCTAAAGTTTTTAAGTCTCAGGTAATATGTCAAATATGTGGTGAGCCGATACCTTTAAGAGGTTATGACATTCACTATTCAAAATGTTCCGCTATTGATTATATGCAAAAACAAATTAAAAAGATTTATGGCAAAGATACACCTCGTGAATTATTAGAGAGAATGACAGATGAAGAATTTAATATTAAATATAACACTTTATTATCTATAGTTCAAAATAAAACTAATGATCTTTTTCAAAAAAGATTAATCGAAGAAATATTACATCCAGGAACTGGCTTAACAGTTAATGAGGTTGTAAAAAATATATGATTAGTTATGATGATTTATATGAACTAATTCCTAATGATAGATTTATTACTAAAGCCGAATTAATTCAATTAACAGGTTTAAGTGATAGAACACTAAGAGATATGGTTAGTCATATTAAAATGAGCAAAACAATCATTAGCAACTGTGATAAAAGAGGATATAAAAAAGGAAAAGGAACTGAATTATTAAAAACTATAGATGATATAGAATATGAACTCGGAATAGTTAAGAAATCTATTAAAGAAATTAACTCAAGAAAAAAAGTATATAACAAACAACTTAGACAATATATCGCTTATATGAAGGTATTAGAAAAAAGATTGGAGGAATTAAAGAATGGGTAAAGAGATAGTTACTATAGATAGTATTTCATTAGAAATTGCTAAATTATTTAGACTTGAGAGAAAAATTGTTGAATTAAGTGCTTCAATAAAAGCTGATCTTGTAGCAAAAGAAAAGTTAAAAAAACAACTTTTTGAAAAGAAGAAAAAAATCTATGAAATGAGAAAGTCCTTAATTGAAAGAGGAATATTAAAAGAAGATGAAAAGATAGATAAAGAGGGAGGTGAAAAATGTTAAATCTATTTAAAATAAAAAAAGAATATCAAGAAGAAGTTTCTGCTAATGCTAGTCTTAAAGATAAAATTAATAATTTAAATAAAGAACTTGAAAAAACAAATGCAGAATTAGGTTTGAAAAAGTTAGATAATTATCGATTGACTAAAGAGATTCATCGTAAAAATGAATTTATCGAATCTAAAATACAAGAAAATATTTGTTTAGAAAATAAATTAAATATGTTAAATCAAAAATATCAAAAATTGATTGGAAGAGTAGGAGGTTTAACAAAACAAAGAAATGCTTCATTTCAAACAATAAATATATTTAAAGATATGCTTGCTTTTAAAGATAGAGATCTAAAACAAGCGGCAACTATAATTCAAAACTTAAATATAGAAATGAAAAGTTTAAAAAATAGACCAACAATGAAAGAACTTAAAGAATATGAAATAACTAGGAAATCACCTAGAAAAAATAAAAAAAATGATGAAGGAGGAAAAGAAAATGTTTAAAATTACTAGTGTTAAAACTCAAAGATTAGAAGAAAAGGAAGGATCAAAACTAATTGGCTTAGCAAGTGTAGTTGTTGAAAACTGTTTTGCTATTGAAGATATTAGAATAATTGATGGTGATAAAGGAATGTTTATAGCATTTCCTAGTAGAAAACAATCTACTGGAGAGTTTAAAGATGTTTGTCATCCAATTAATACTGAAACAAGAAAAATGTTTGAAGAAGTTATATTTTCTGATTTTAACAATAAAGAAGAAGAATAGTATGAATAAATTGGAAAAGGTTGCTTTAGCAGTACCATTTGTATTAAAACTAAAAATACAAAATAATGGTTTAAAAAGTCAAAATGAATCATTAAAAAGTACTATTCAGGATGAACTATACAAAACATTTATGAATAAACTTGGTGAGCCTCAAGAAATTGAAAGACTAAAAAAAGAAAATAGAAACTTAAGAAAAAAAGTGAAAGAACTTAATCAAATAATAAAATCAGAAGCTTATCGAAATGTTAAAAAAAGAAAGTAGGTATCTTATGTTAGATAAAAATAAAAAAGATAGATTAGAAGAATTATTAAAAATTGTTTCTATATCTGATGAAGAATTAGAAAAATTAACTTATAAGGAGAAACAAAAATATTATAGAGCAAAAAATAAATTATGCAAAGTTGTATTTGTTTCAAGAAATAAGCGAGGAAAAGGACTAACTTATAGAAAAACTAAGGAGGTAAAAAATGAAAGAATCGTATGATATAAAAAGTTTAAATATTAATGTACCTAAAAAAAGTCATTTTACTTCAAAAGGAAATCTGTATCATTGTACTTTTGATCTAATTACAAATAAAAGGTTGTCTGAAACTGAAAGAACTGTTATACAGCAACTTATCAAAAACGATTTATTATTGACAGAAAATGATTCTAAATCCACTGTAAGTAACTTGATCAAAATGTGTGAAGATTATCAATTTGAAATAGCAAGATTAAAAAAAGAATTAAGAGAGAAAAAATCAGATGAAGATTTTGTTCCTCTTATAGGTATCATAAAGTCAGAAGATGATGAATATTTATTTGTTCAATATGATATTTTAGGAATTATTAAAATACCAAAATTGGAATTGACTATATTTAAATTGAAAAATAGTGATGAATGTTTTTATAAAACTTTTGGCTTTCAATGGTCTCCAAGTAATGATTTAATTAGTAAAGCAGCCTGTGAAATGTTATTTCAAGTTGCAAAAAACTTTGGCTCTTGGTGTGCAGAAATAATTACAAAAACAACTTCACTTTTCTCTAGTCCATTTAATAAAGAGAAAACAGATAAAAATGATAAATGAAGTACTGAAAAAATTAAATAAGTTGATAGCAGATGAGCCAAAAATCGGCTCTCTGATATCTGTAATTTTCCTCTTTATTCTAATTGCAATTCTAATGTTAATGTCTATTATCTTTAATTAAAATATGGTTTTAATTGAAGAAATAAAGTCTATAATCGGCAAGTTAGATGAAATAGATGATTATTGTGATTCTTTATCAGAAAAAATTAGTCAAGAAGATCTAAAAGAACAAGATTTATTACATCTAATTGAAAACGAAAAATTAACAACATTTGAATGTTATAGAGTAATTAAGGAAATGAAAAAAATAAGAGAAGAGAGAAGAAAAATAAAACATGATATGGAAATAGCATCATCATTTAATAAGAGTAAAAACAAACTTATTGTAAAAGAATATAGAAAATTTTTAATAGCAGACTTGTATAAAAGAGAAAAGCAAATAGGAATAAAGTATAACAACAAATATTACACTCCAGAAGAGATTCAAAGAATTGTAAAGAGGAGTTAGAGATGGAAGATGAATTAATAAAAAAAATGGAAATATTTAAGATAGAAAATAGATTAGAAATGTTAAATCAAAAATTAGAATCTTCATTACCATTTGAAAAATGTTATATAAGTTTTGAAATAATAAAATTAAAAGAAAAGAGGAATAAAAAAGCAAATGAAAACAATATATGGGCATCCAATTATTAATGAAAAAGGAACTGAATATGTATTTTTAAAAGATTATATAAAAATATTAAAGATAATAGAAGAACAACAAACATTAATTGAAGATACTAAAACTTTTGTGAAATGTTTATATAGTGGTGGTTATTTAAGTAAAACAACACAAAATAATATTTTAGATAGATTAGGAGGAAATCAAGCATGAAAATAATAGATTTATTGGTAAAAATATCGCAAGGCGAAAAAATGCCAAAAAAAATAAAATATAAAGGTTATGTTTGGGAATATGATAAAGTTGCAAAAGATTATTACAGAAATGATATTGATGAAGAATATATTTATCTATTTCAAGATTTATTTAAAAAGGAAACAGGTTTTTTTATAAATAATGAAGTAGAAATAATAGGAGAAAATAAAAAGATAGAAAAAATAAAGATTTTAATTGATGACATCAATACAGAATATGTAGCAAATGCTACAGGTGAAAAATTAAGTTATTTGAAGAGTGATTTAATGTTTGCTGATAGAATCAATGAATTAATTGATGAAGTAAATAAATTAAAAGGAGAAAAGTAATGAAAGTAGTAATAACAAAAGCAAGTGATTGGGATTATAGAGAAGTCAAAGAAATAAACACTCTTGAAGAATTATTAAAAATTTATCATTCATTGATTATTGATACAGACAAAACTACTATTAATCTTTACAAAGAAAAAGATGAAAAAATAGATTGTGTTGTAAGAATTTATGATGGTTATGTTGAATAAGGAGGAAAAACTTATGCTTAAACTAATAGATGATGAAAGAAAAGAATTAGAATATATAAAAAGTGAAAATGCTAGAAAAATAAATAACAAAATATATAAATTAAAAAGTAAAAATTTAATTTATGAAGGAATGCTAAGCGATACATACCATACATTTGATAGTTTATATTTTCAAAGGATGATATTATTTGCAGCTATATGTAATCAGAATAAAAACATTTCATGGAAATCTAAAAAGCACGAGGATGGTACTATGTATGATAATTACTTTATAGTTGGAATTAATACTCCTAAAGGAACTTATACATATCATTATCACATGCAATATTGGGACTATTTTAAAGTTAAGGAATTAAAGAATGCTCCTAAATGGGATGGGCATACAGATAAAAATGTTATTAGACTATTAAGTTTGGAGGAATTATGAAAGATATAAATATAAATTATGAGGGTTTGAACTTTGAAGAAAAGATTACATTAAAAATAAATTATTTATTAAGTTTACCAGCAAGTGAAGCAGTAAAGAGTGCATTAATCAATTTGAAGTGGGTACTAGAAATATATCAAGAAGAAAAAATGAAAGGAAGAAGAAGATAATGGACAAAAGGCAATTATTAAAGCAATTATTTCAACTGCCAAGAGAAGACATATTAGATATTTATGAAATATTAAATGGCTATAAAGAAAGAACAAATAAAAGTAATCAAGATACCTTGTTAATGAGATGTATCTTTATGAATGGTTATCATTCCACAACTGAATACTTAACAAAAAATAATATTAAAGATTTAATAAAAGAAAATTTGGTAGAAAAGGTGGAAGATAAATAATGAATAAAGAAGATTTGTACTCTTTGCTTGGCAAATATTTAAATGGCTATAAGATAGTGAAAATAGAAGAAGATATATTCATAAAAGGACAAATAAATTTATGGACTGATGAAGTTAAAGAAAATTATTTTGGTGATAAAAGTATAATTAAATTTTTTGTAAGACCTGAAGGTAATACTGCTAAAATATATCGAGAATTAATAGATAAGGAAATTTATCAATTGAAAGAAGAAAAAAAGAGATTAGAAACATTAATAGAAAGTTTATATTTAAAGACTACTTTAAATCAAGAGCAAGAAGAACTTTTAAATAAAATATTATTTAATAAGGAGGATTAAATGCTTATATTATATATACCACTAATATTCTGGGGGTTAATTGGTATAGGAGCAATTATAGGATTAATTATGATGATAAAGGAGAAATAAGAACAATGGATAAAAAAGAAATTAAAGACTATTTAAGAAGAGCTGATGAGTTAGGTGCTAAACTAACGGGAGAAGATGAAGAAACTTACACTTGGTTAATTTATGGCTATAATCAATGTGCCAAATTGTTAAATGAAACAGAGCGACAATGTAAAAAACAAAAAGGAGCAATTGATAAAGCAATAGAATTACTAGGCAATTATAAACATTATTCAACACCTGATGAAAAACAAAATAGTGAAAATGAAGATTTAGTTAATAATGCTTTTGATATTCTAAAAGAGGTGGAATAAATGAAAGAGGAAATAAAACATTTTAAATCATTGCTAAGACAAGGTTCTTTAAGACATATGAATATATTACTTGATGATAAGTTTCAAAAAGAATTACAAACTATAATAGAAGATTATGAAAAATTACAGCAAGAAAACGAGAAATTAAAAGATAATTGGATTAAGTTAAAAGAATATATAAGAAAAAATATAATTTATGATGATGTTGGAATGAAAATTTTAGACTCAAGTCCACTAGAAGATTATATGCAAGGACTAGAACAAGGAAGTGATAGCAATGAGTAAAGAAGAATTATTAAAAGAGATTATGAAACTTCCCAAAGCAGAAAAAAATAATCCTATAAGTACTATGAATAGTATTAATGTTGACGACTTGATAAATACCGTTGACAGATTAAATAAAATTCCTGATTACAATGATTTATTAAAAGAAAATCAACAATTAAAAGAAAGCATTGAACATTTAAAAAAAGAAAATAAAAAGCAAAAAAATATACTTGATGAAATATATAACCATTGTGAATCAAGAATTAATGTGTGCAAAAGTTTACAGTCAGATGACGAATGGGAATGCTGTATTGCTGAATTAGATGGTGTTATATCCATATTAAAAGAGGTGGAATAAATGAGTAAAGAAGATAAAAAAGCCTTATTAATAGGAATACCTTTGATTGCAGTATTTCTTATTTATGTTGTCATTACTTCACAAAAGGACAATCAGCAAAGATATGAAAACTGTATTAACAATGGTGGAAAAGCGATATTAAAAGAAACAGGATATTTTGAAGGTTGTATTATTGGAGATGATAAACAATGAAATTCGAAATTGGAATGTATGTAAAAACTAGATATGGACATATAGATAAAATTAAAAATATTGATGTAGATTGGTATTGTTTGGACTGCGATGATATAGAAACTCCACATAAAGTATATCAATTAAATAATTTTTACTATGATGATAATTTTGATGAAGTGAATGATTGGGTAAGTGAAACATTTATTATAAATGCTAGTTACAGCATAATAGATCTTATTGAAGTAGGAGATTATGTTAATGGTTATTATGTTGAAGATGTTTTGAAAACATTTGTAAATGTTGCAGTAGGAAGTACTTATTTTCAAAGCCCTACAATTTATGAAAAAGATATTAAATCAATAGTAACAAAAGAACAATTTGAAAATATGAAATATGGAATAGCAAAAAAGTAAATAATCAATAAAACATTTGATAATTTTTAATAAATATAGATTTTTATATGAAAATAGAAAAAATAACATATAAATTATTGAATATTTTAAGAATCGTTTATGGAGGTAGATAAATAGATGAAAAAAGAAGAATTAAAAGATTTTTTATATAGGGGTAAAAATCAAGAATTAGATTATCAAAATGAAGTATCCGCATGTTTAAGTGCGATATTAGAAATATTAATGCAAGAAGGTTTAACTACTTTTGATAAATTTAAAGAACTTAAAAGAAAATATATTGAAGAAATTCAAAATCAACAAATAGAAGCATTGACCGATGAAGATATAGAAAATATTGAAGCTGCTAGCAAATTTAATGATCTATTTGGAAATATATTTTAAGAAGGAGAGTGAATATAAATGAGATTAATTAAATGTGATATATGTGGTAAAGAAATAACCAAAAGTTATCAAACGGTTACTGATTTTGACCAATTTTATGATGTGTGTAAAGAATGTGAAAAAAAGTTTAATTCTTATAAAAAAGAAAAAGAGGAACTATATAGTTCAATAAAAAAAGAATTTGATATTAAATTTAATAAAAAAGAAAAAGAATTACAAGAAAAATACGGTATTAAATTTATTAAAAACACTACTGAAAATCATAAAAACTATTTTTAATAGTAAAAACTAGTTAAAGCATTGATATATAAAGGTTAATTCAATGTCTACTAGGTGCAATATAATAATATACATATCTTGCATTAAATAAATAGATAGAAGGGAGGGTATATATTAGTTGATATTATGACTAAAGAAAATCTAAAAGAAAAGAAAAAAGAGTTTATAGAAATGTTAAAATTAGAAGAATTGGCTCAAAAAACTCTAGTAAGTTATGAAAATGCAATTGATAAATTCATTGATTTTGTAGATAATGATTTTACTTTAAGTAAGAGTCTAATGATTGATTGGAAACATAGTCTAATTGAAAAATATTCAATAAAAAGCAGAAATCAATATATAGTTGTCATTAATAAGTTTTTAAAGTTTCTTGGTTATGGTGATTCTGAAAATAAAGATAAAGATTATAGGATAAAACAATTTAAAGAGCAGTCAAAATCAGTCTTGGAAGAACAGATTGAAATACAAGAACATAAAAGAATGCTTAGATGGGCTAAAAAAATGAATATGATGGATATGTACTATATTATTCAAATATTTGCTCATGTAGGTGCCAGAATAGAAGAACTAAAATATTTTACTGTTGAAAATCTAGATAGTAATTATATAAAAGGGGCTTATAACAAAGGCAAAGAAAGAGTCCTTATAATGACTAACGAATTAAAGAGGGATCTTAAGCACTACTGTAAGGATCATAAAATAAAGAGTGGCTATATCTTTATTAGTCCTGTAAATGAAAATCAAATGTTAAATAATTCTACTATTTGGAGGAGACTAAAAAAAATAGCAAGAAGTGCAAAAATCAATCCTAAAAAAATCCATCCACATGCTTGGAGACATCTCTTTGCTAAACAATGTAAAGAAAATGGAATTGATTTAGATGAATTAGCGGATATTTTAGGTCATAAAGATATAAATACAACAGCAATATATACTAAAACCTCAATGAAAGAAAAGAAAAATAAATTAGAAAGGATTAGATATTAGATGAGTAATGGAGTATTAATTACATTAATTATATGTACTACAATATTAATATTAGCTTGGATCGGCAGCAAAAATAAATAGGAAGATGGAGGCTTAAGATGAATTATAAGAAATATTTTGTTACATATTATAATTACAAACAAGCCAAAATAAAATTACAGAATATCCAAAATGAAATAGCAGATATTATAAGTTCAATGTTATCTACAACTTCTCAAATGAGGGAGGTTGTTAATAGTAATAAGTCAAGTAATGATAAGATGATGGAATTAACAACTAGAAAAATAGAGTTAGATTCAAAAGAAGAATTAGCAAAAGAATTATTAGGAGTATATAATAGACAAATGCTAGATGCAGAAAAAGAATTAAAAGATAGTAAAGAGACTAAAGATATTATTTATTATAAATACTTTATACAACATATTAAAGTTAAAGAAATATCAAAAGATATAGCATTTGCAAGAGAATATACTTACGATTTATTAAAACAAATTAAGAGTGATATAGCAAAACTTGAACAGGAACTTATTAAAAAAAATAAAAAAAAGTAAAGTTCTTACAAAATCTTACAAAATCTTACAAAACTTGTGTTACAATGGTATCATGGAAGTATTCCAAAGGGACAGTAGAAAATAACTATTGTCTTTTTTAATTGTTAGGGAGATGATGATCATGTTAAAGACTTGTAGTCACTGTGGTATAGTGCCACAAGATCATATCTGTCCTTATAGAAAGTATAAAAATAAAGATAATAGTGATGCAGCGGATAGATTCAGAAGAAGTACACGATGGACAAATAAGAGTATAGAGATAAGAGAAAGAGATAAATACTTATGTCAGGTTTGTATAAACAAGTTATACAATACGATTAATGTTTATAACTATAATAAGTTAGAGGTACATCACATCGTACCAATTAACGAAGATTATAACAAACGATTAGACAATGATAATCTTATCACTCTATGTAACTATCACCATAAGATGGCTGATTCAGGAGCTATACCTAGAGAGATATTAAGTGATATAGTCTTAGGTATCCCCCCTACCATTGAAGAGTAATTTCTTTTTAAAGGTAAAAGACCTCACCTATCCACTCTGTTCACACAAAATATAATTTCTCGTATGTTTTTTTGGAAAGGAGTGTTGGAAATGAGTTTGGATGAGCAAGCAAGTGAAATATTGAAGATTGCTGAACAACATGGAGTAGAGCAAAATTTTTTATTCTTAACTACATTCAAAAGATATCAAGTTCAACTTAAGATTCTTAGTGATTTAAAAGAAAAGATAAATGAGAGTGGAGCATTGGTAACAAAAGAATATGTTAAAGGAAGAAAGAACTTATATACGAATCCAGCAATCAGTGAATTTAATAAAACTTCGACTGCTGCTAATCAGACAGTTGCAATTCTAATTAAAATTATTAAATCATTGAGAACTGATGAGGGTGAAGAAGAGAATGAGGACGAGTTGTTAAAGGCATTAGGAATTAGATAATGGACAATAAAGCATACAAATATGCTAAATGGTGTCTTCGTTCGAAGTATGTACCTAAATATGTTAAAAAGCAATGTAAAGAGTTTATTAAAATTGCAAATGGTAAAGATAAGAAATATTATCTTAATGAAGAGAAAGTAAAACAAATAGAAAATATATTAAAATTGTTAATAATGCCAAAAGGATTAAAAGCGGGTACACCATTATATGAGTGTACTTGTAATTATCAATGGCTTTTTTATATTTCTATTCTAGCGGTGGTTAGAAGAGATAACCCAGAAAAAAGAAAGTATGAGACAGCAATTTTAGAAATAGCAAGAAAAAACTTTAAGACCTATACTATAGCGACACTGTTTATCTTGCTTTTTTTAATGGAACCAAAGTTTAGTAAGTTTTATTCTGTTGCTCCAGCTGGTGCTTTATCTAGAGAAGTTAAAAATGCAATCGAAGAAACATTAAAATCAAGTCCTATGCTCTATCTTCATAAAGATACTCCGAGATTTAAGATTTTAAGAGATTCGATAGAATTTCTTTTAAAGGGAAGTAAATATTTTCCTTTAAATTATTCAAATTCTCGTATGGATGGTAAACTTCCAAATGTTTTCTTGGCAGATGAGGTTGGAGCATTACCAAATTCTTATGCAATCGAAGCAATGAGATCTGGACAATTAAACATATTAAATAAATTAGGTTGTATTATTTCAACTAAATATCCGACCGCTGATAATCCACTTGAAGATGAGATTTCTTATTCAAAAAGAGTTTTAGATAAACTTGAAAAAGATGAAACTATATTTGCATTGTTATATGAGCCTGATAATCCAAAAAATTGGACTGATGATGATATTATTCTTAAGCAAGCAAACCCTGTAGCATTGGAGATTCCAGAAATATGGCAAGATCTATTGAAAAAAAGGGCTAGAGCAATAGCAATAGAAAATTCAAGAGAAAATTTTCTTACTAAACATTGTAATATTATTTATCAAGGTCAGGGAACTGAATCTTATGTTGATATCAATGATGTCTTACAATGCAAAGTATCTCATATAGATTGGTCTGGTAGAGAAGTTTATTTAGGTGTTGACCTTTCAATGTCAAATGATAATTGTTCTGTTGGAATGGTTGCTGAAGATGATGGAAAAATACTAGCCGATGCAATTGCATTTATTCCAGAAGGAAGAATTGATGAGAAAACACAATTTGAAAAAATAAATTATAGAAGTTTTATAGAATCATTAAAATGTATTGCATGTGGAAATAAGACTGTTGATTATGCTGTTATAGAGGATTTTGTTTTTCATATAGAACAAAAATATAATGTTAAGATAAAGGCTCTTGGCTATGATAGATATAATGCAATGTCTTCTGCACAAAAATGGGAAAGTGGAGATGGCGGTAAATATGATGGAATAAATTGTGTACAGATTCGACAACATTCTGATACTTTGCATTCTCCAACAAAGTTACTATTTGAAAAAATATCTAATAGAGAGTTTCAATATGAAGATAATAAGTTGCTTGAAATTAATTTTCAAAATGCAAGATGTACTTTTGATACAAATATGAATCGATATGTAACAAAGAAAAAATCTAGAGGAAAAGTAGATATGGTAGTCTCATTAATCAATGCTTGTTATCTACTTGAGCAAGATGTTATCTTTGAAGATGGATTCATAGTGCAAACTTTCTAGGAAGGAGGTGATAGTAAATGAAGATTTTTAATTTATTTTCAAAAAATAAAAGAGATGAAACAGAAGCTACTGCTGAATCTTTAGAAGACCCACTATTGAATGTTATTTTAAAAGATACTATAGTTGATAGAGATGTTGCATTGTCTATTCCAGTAATAAGTAGTTCAGTTAATTTGATTTGTGACACATTTGCAATGATACCTTTTAAACTATATAAGACTGTTAAAAATAAAGACAAACTCAAAGCAGAAGAAGTTTATGATGATCCTAGAGTTCGTATTATCAACGATGATACAAAAGATAAACTTGATGGATTTCAAATGAAAAGGGCAATGTGTGAAGATTACTTATTAGGTAAGGGTGGCTATGCATACATTAAAAAAATAAAGAATCAATTTTCTGGTTTGTTTTATGTAGAAGATAAAGAAGTTACAATTAATAAAAATTATGATCCAATATATAAGTCTTACAAGATATTAATAAAAGGCGAGGAATATGATGATTATAACTTTATCAAACTTTTGAGAAATACCAAAGATGGTGCTAGTGGAAGAGGTTTGGTTAATGAAATATCTACAGCAATAAAAACTGCTCGTCAAAGATTATTGTATGAATATGATTTGATTCTTACTGGTGGCTCTCGTAAAGGTTTTCTAAAATCTCCAAAACATCTCGATGAGAAATCATTAAAGGCATTAAAAAAGGCTTGGGAAGATTATTATTTAGGAAATGCTAATACAGTTGTATTAAACGATGGATTAGAGTTTGATGAAGCAAGTAATACTTCTAAAGAAAATGAATTAAATGAAAAAAATATAACTTTTATCAGCGAAATAAAAGATATATTTCACATATCTAGTGATTATAACAATTTTATAAAGAGTGCTATAATGCCTATTGCTACTGCATTTACCACTGCCTTAAATAGAGATTTTTTACTCGAAAAAGAGAAAGAATCTTTTTATTTTGCTCCTGATTTCAATGAATTGTTAAAAGGATTAATGAAAGAAAGATTTGAGGCTTATAAAATCGCTATAGAAACAGGATTTAAGACAAGAAATGAGATTCGTTATATGGAAGATGATGATGCTTTACCAGGATTAGATATGGTTAATTTAGGACTTGGTGATGTTTTATTAAATCCAGAAACTGGTGAGATTTATGTTCCTAATACGAACAAGTTAATTAAAATGGGCGAGTCTGGAACTGTTGATAAAAATATAAATATTGATAATTCACCTGATACTGATAAAAATGTTAATTCAAATATAAATGGTGAAGGAGGTGATATAAATGCACATAGAAATTAGAGAAGATTCTGTTGTCATTAATGGATATGTTAATGCGGTTGAAAGATATTCAAAGCCTATTAGGGAATCTTTACATGGAAAAGTAAGAACTTTCATTGAAAGAATTAGATCCGGAGTATTTAAAAGTGCATTGCAGAGAAACGATGATGTAAAAGTACTTTTAAATCATGATGAAAATAGAGAATTGGCTACAACAAAAGATGGAACTGCAATTCTCGAGGAAGATAACATAGGGCTTAGAGCAGAAGTAACTATTACTGATAAAGATGTAATAGAAAAGGCTAAAAACAATAAATTAGTTGGTTGGAGTTTTGGCTTTTATGCTAATTCTGATGAGTTAGGTAAAGATGGTAATAGTGAAACAAGAACAGTTACTAGTTTAGATTTGTTAGAAGTATCTATATTAGATGATACAAAGTCGCCTGCTTATTATGGTACAAGCATAGAAGCAAGAAGTGAAAATGAAAAGGTCATTGAATATAGAGCATCTACTATTGCGGAAATCGAAGAAGAAGCAAGAAAAAAACATAAGGCTGTTGATAAAAAAGAAGATAACAACTGGGATGAAATTACCAAAGAACATGAATTAATCAACATTGAAAAGGAAGAAAAGAAAATAAAATTGGTTGCAGAAATGATTGCAGATATCATTCTTGAGAAATTAAAAGAAGGTGCTGATGAAAAAAAGACAATACCTGAAAATTCAGCCGCAGAAGAAGAAGGCAATAGAGCCTTTGATTATTCTTCTTATGAAGATAGATTAAGAAGATTAAAAAAAATCTAAACATTTGTGTTAAGAAAAAAAGAAGGAGGAGATAAAACATGAATAAAAAAGGTTTAGAAGAAAAAAGAAATGATTTAAGACAAGAAATGACAGATATTTTAAATAATTCAAAAAAAGAAAATCGCGTAATGTCAGAAGAAGAAGTTGCAAGATTTGATGAAATTGAAAAAGAAATTAATTCAATAGATGCAACTCTAGAAAGGGAAAATAAAATTGAAAAGATGGAAGAAAAGTCAGAAAAGACAGAGGATGAATCTGAACTAACTGCTGCTGAAAAAAGAATGTATACTTCAGTAGAAGAAAGAAATGATTATAATGCTTTTGCAGAGTATATTAGAAGTCAAACTCTAAAAACAAATAGGGCAGATGCAAGTAATCTAACTAAAACTGATAATGGTGCTGTTATTCCTAAAACAATTGTTGATAAAATAATTGAAAAAGTAGAAGAAATTTCACCTGTTTATAGACTTGCTACTCATTATGATATTCCAGGAACAGTAAATATACCTACAGAAGATACTTCTACTGATAGTGTTACTGTTGGTTATGCTACAGAGTTTACTGATTTAACATCACATAGTAATAAGTTTGGTACTATTGAGTTAACAGGATTCTTATATGGTGCATTAACAAAGATCAGTAGATCATTATTAAAAAATAGTAACTTCAAATTAACAAATTGGGTAATTAATAAAATGGCAAAGAAAATTGCTAAGTTTATTGAAGGTGAGTTATTAAATGGAACTACATCTAAAGTAAGCGGTGTTGTAGGATCTTACGACTCTACTAATATGAAAAAGGTTTTAGCAAGCAAATCTGCTATTACTGCTGATGAGTTAATTGAAACTCAAGATTTAGTAATTGATTCTTATCAAGCAGATTCTATTTGGGTTATGAATAGAGCAACAAGAACTGCTATTAAAAAATTAAAAGATAGTAATAATAACTATTTACTAAATAGAGATCTTTCATCTAAATATGGATATACTCTTTTAGGAAAAGATGTTTATGTTTCTGATAATGTTTCTAAATTAGGTACAGCATCTGCTAATGTTATTTTCTATGGTGATTTTAGTGGACTAGCAGTAAAAGAAAGTGAAAAAACAGAAATTCAAATCCTAGATCAGTTATTTGCAGCACAACATGCAATTGGTATAGTTGCTTGGGGTGAAATAGATGCTAAAGTAGAAGATAAGCAAAAAATTGCTGTCGTTACAGCACCAGCAGCTTAATTTAGGAGGTCTTAATAATGAAATATGAAGCTATTGAAAGTTTTAGCGGAATTATTTCTATGGCAAAGGGCGAAATTAGGGATATTCCTAATGATGCCCTAGTCAAAGACTTAATGAAGGCTAAACTAATAAAAAAATATACACCAACTGATGAAAAAATATTAAAAGATGAGTTGGAATCTGCTAATTCACTTATAAATGAGTTAACTGAAGAAAATAAAATGCTAAAAGAGCAAATAGAAGAATTATCTACTATTAACAAAGAAAGTGAAAAAACAGATGATACACTAGTATCAGATGAAGAAGCAGAAAAAAAGTTATCAGAAGATGAAAAAATAGATGATACATCAACTGATAATAAGAAAAATAAAAAATAACCTCATAAAGGAGGGAAAAATATGAAAAAAGTTAGTGATATAACTTATCAAGATATTGCAAACTATATCAGAGTTGATGTAACTGATGATAAGTTATTACAAGAAGAGTTAAATATATATTTAAATATCGCTAAAGACTTTATATCTAATTATACAGGAATACCTATAGAAACTAAAGAAAAAGATAGTGAATCATTGGATGATTATGCAGATTTTATTATCGTTGTATATATTCTTTGCCAAGATATGTATGATAATAGAACTATGTATGTTGATGGTAAGAATATAAATAGAGTTGTAGAAACAATTCTAAATATGCATAGGAGAAATCTTTTATGAGTTCAATTGTTAAAAATCCAGGAGAATATAATAAAAAAATCAAAATCATTAGTATAAAAGATTCAGAAGACAATGCAGGATTCAAAATACCCGAAGAAGTAATTGTTTTGGAGCCTTTCGCTAAGGTTAAAACTACAAAAGGTTATAAACTTATTTCAAATAATACTGATTTTGAGAAAGCCTATACCAATTTTACGATTAGATATCCAAAAGTTGAAATAACAAGAGATATGAATATCATATACAACAATAAAAAGTATTCAATAGAGTATTTGAATAATGTAGATGAAGAAAATATCGAATTAGAAATTCAGGCAAAGGTTGTAAACAAGTAATGGCAAGATTTGTTGAAGAATTACCGAATAATCTTATTAAACAATTTAAAGGTTTAGAGGAGAATGCGGAAAAAATGATTGGTGAAATGACACAAGAAGGTGCTAATGTTGCTTATAAGAATATTGTTAGCAATATGAAAAAATCTTTTAAGACAACAAAATCTTTAGAAAAAGGTTTGAAAATAACACGCGTATATAAGACACCAAAAGATGGTGGAATAAATACACATGTTGGCTTTTATGGATATGATGGTATAAAAACAAAAAAGTATCCAAAAGGAAAACCTATTCCATTAAAGGCGATGGCTCGTGAATATGGAACTCCAACTGAAGAAAAAAAACCCTTCTTGAGAAAGTCTTTTAAAAAGAAAGAAATTGAAATGGCAATGACAAAAGTTCAAGAGAAATATATAGGTGATAACTAATGAATGAAGAAGTAAAATCAATTTTAGGTAATGAAATAATTGTTGATAAAGTAAAAATACCTGTAGAACACTTAAAGTATAAAGGAAGTAAAAAAACTTTTATAACTTGGAAATTACTAGATGAAACTCCTGAACTTTGTGCTAATGATGATGATTTATGTAGTGTATGTCCTTTAGATATAGATATATATAGTGATAAAAATTATTTAAATATTCTAAAAAAAGTAAAACAAATGATGAAAGAAAACGACTGGGTTTGGAGTGGTGATAGTTCAGAGATGTTAGATGACGATACTGGACTATATCATAAAACCTGTTCATTTGAGAAAGAGAGGATGATAGAAAATGGCTAGAGTCGGTTTTAAGATAGCAAAATATAATTTACATGATGAAGAAGCAGGTAAACTTAAAGCATTAACTGGTAATAGTGTACCTGTATTTGAAAAAGTGATAGACGAAAAATTTAGTCCAAATTATGCGAATGCAGAATTATATGCAAATGATGGTTTAGCAGAACATGATGATTCATTTATTGATGGAGCATTAAACATTACTATAGCAGATGATGAAGATAAATTCGTTGCAACAATATTTGGTCAAACTATAACTACTGAAGGTGAAGTGACATCAAATGAAAATGATATTGCACCAGAATTAAGTTATGGTCACATAGTTCCTAAAATGTATAATGGCTCAAAGAAATATAAAGTTGAATTTTTTCCTAGAGTAAGATTTACAAAAATAACTAGTGATAATAAAACAAAAGGTCAAAGTATTGAATTTAATACTTCTTCACTTGAGGGAAAAGTAATGAGACTTGAGAAAGCCTTTAATGGTTTAAAAGAAGGAGACTGGGAAAAACATCAAACATTTGATACACTTTCTGCTGCAACTACTTATTTAGATGGTTTATTATCACCATCAGCATAGGAGGGAAAAATGATTAATGTAAAAGTAATTAGTATGTTTAAAGATAAAGATACTAAAGAATTGTATAAAGTTGATAAAGAATTAACTGTATCTAAGGATAGATATAAAGAAATAAAAGATTATGTTAAAGTAATCGATAATAACAAAAAAGAAAATCAAAATAAGGCAGAAGATTAATATCAATTTTCTGCCTTTATTTTTTTAGGAGGAATATAAAATGAAAGATAAAATGGTTCACTTCGTAACTGAAAATAGAACTTATCCATTGTGTTTTAATTTGAATGTTATGGAAGAAATACAAGATCAATATGGTTCTATATCTGCCTGGGGAGAAAAAGTGTCTAGCAACAAATCAGAGCCAAATATAAAAGATTTGAAAAATGGTCTTATGATCATGATTAATGAAGGAATTGAAATTGAAAATGAAATAGAAGGAAACAATAATCCTTTATTGAATTCAAAACAAGTAGGAAGAATAATTTCAGAAATTGGTTTTGATGAAATACTAAAAAAAGTTATGGAAACTGCTAAGAATTCAACTAATACTGGTGAAACTCAAAAAAACATGTAATCCACGAGAACTATGATGATGAGATAGATTTCTCGTGGTTTTATTTTGTAGGTCATACCTTACTACTTTACTCTGATAAAGAAATAGGTAGAATGACATTTTGTAAATTTTTTAAATTATACAAACAATATAAAAATCATTACGATTTTAAATTAAGTAAAACAACTTATCGTGAATTGGAAGAAATAAACAGTCATGATGGTGAATTTTTACCTGATTAGAAGGGAGGTAAAAACAAATGGCAAAAGGAAGTTCTTTTGGAGGAACAGTCAAACTTAATGGTGAAGATGAATACAAAAAGGCTTTAAGAGATATTACTAGCAATTTAAAATTAGTCTCAAGTGAGTTAAAACTAACAAACACTGAATTTTCAAATGGAGACAAAAATATAAAGCAAGCCAAAACTTCTTATGATTCTATGAAGAATACATTACAATCACAGAAAGATAAAGTCAAAGAGTTAAAAGAAGCTCTTAACAAAATGGAAAAAGAATATGGTAGTAATAATGAAACAGTTAGACTATTTAAAACACAACTAAATAATGCAGAAAATCAATTAAAGCAAATGGAAGATGCCACCGATAAAGGCAATAAAGAACTCAAAGAAATGAAAAAAGGTTTTGAAGATGCTGGAGATGGAGCATTAAAATTTAGCGATGTACTTAAGGCAAATGTTTTGGGTGATGTAATTGTTGGAGGACTAAAAAAAATTGGTAGTGCAACATTAGAAATTGGAAAAGCTTTTTTAGATGTTGGTAAACAAGCATTAGATAGTTATGCTAATTATGAACAGTTAGTAGGTGGTGTAGAGACACTATTTAAAGATAGTGCAAATATTGTTGAGGACTATGCCAATAATGCATATAAAAATGCTGGTTTATCCGCAAATGATTACATGGAGACGGTAACATCTTTTTCGGCGAGTTTATTACAGAGTTTAAATAATGATACTGCCAAAAGTGCGGAGTTTGCAGATATGGCAATTACTGATATGTCTGATAATGCCAATAAAATGGGGACAGATATGTCTATGATACAAAATGCTTATCAAGGGTTCGCAAAACAAAACTATACAATGTTAGATAACTTGAAATTAGGTTATGGTGGAACAAAATCAGAAATGGAAAGGTTGTTAGCAGATGCTGAAAAAATAAGTGGTATAAAATATGATATTTCAAGTTTTGCTGACATAACACAAGCAATACATGTAATGCAAGAGGAAATGGGAATAACAGGAACAACTGCAAAAGAAGCAGGAACCACTATAGAAGGATCAATAAACTCGATGAAAAGTGCTTGGCAAAATCTCTTAACAGATCTTGCAAATGGTGGTAAAAATATGGGTTCGCTAATTGAAAATCTTATGACCACGATATTTGGTGATGGAACAGAGACTAATTTGGGTGTATTTGGGAATGTTTTACCAGTAATTCAAAATATAGTATCAAGTTTTGCTGATGTTATTCCAAATATTGTAGATAAATTAATGGAGCATTTGCCATATTTATTAGATGCTGCATCAGAAATAATAATGTCGTTGGTTTATGGAATTACAGAAAATATTCCTGCATTAATGCCTGTAATAAGTGATTTAGTTGGAAATATTTTACAATATATCATCGAAAGTTTACCGATTATTATTAATTCTGGTGTTCAAATAATATTAGCATTAGTTCAAGGAATAGGAGAAAGTTTGCCTACATTAATACCTGCACTTGTGGATGCAGTAGTTTTAATAGTAGAAACTTTAATTGACAATATAGATTTGATTATAGATGCAGGTATCCAGTTAATTTTAGGACTTGCTGATGGACTTATAGAGGCACTACCCAGATTAATTGACAAAGTACCAGAAATAATTGAAAAACTATTTGATGCTTTTATTAGAAATTTTCCTAAAATAGTAGAGGCAGGAGGACAATTGATAGGTAAATTGATTGTTGGTATAATTGGATCTTTAGGAACATTATATAGTAGGGTTCCTGAGATTATACATACTGTAGTTAAAGGGATTTCTAGTGGCTATCAGACAATAAAAAATGCAGGCTTAAATCTTGTGGCAGGCATATGGGAAGGTATATCTGGAAGCCTGGGCTGGATCAAAAATAAAATAAAAGGATGGGTAGGGAATGTTACTAAATTTATTAAAAATCTGTTTGGTATTCATTCGCCATCTAAATTATTTAAAGATGAGATAGGAACAAACTTAGCACTTGGTATTGGCGAAGGGTTTACTGATACAATGACTGATGTTCAACAAGAGATGGCAGATGCAATTCCTACAAAATTTGATACAACAATAAATTCAAAAATTGGTAACAATAGTTATCAAAATGTTGCAAATTCAGGTTCATTTGATAATATGGTAATTGCCTTTAAAACTGCTTTAAAAGATGTCAAAGTTATAATGGATGAAAAAGAAATGGGGACATTTGTTACAAATGCTGTGGAAGAGGTGGTATATTCATGAGTAATAGTATAACTTTTAAGGGTATTAGTAGCAATACTATATCTGGTCTATTAATTAGTGAATTACCACCTATTACTAAGCCTAAAATGAGAGTAAAAGAAACTGTTATAGATGGTGTTGATGGTTCTTTATTAGAAGACTTAGGATATGAATCATATTCTAAAAAATTGAATATAGGTTTAACAAGAAATTTTGATATAGATAAAATAATTGAATATTTCAATGGTGAAGGAAATGTAACATTTAGTAATGAATCTGATAAGTATTATAAAGCAAAAATAGTTGATTCTATTGATTTTAATAGATTGATAAGATTTAGAAAGGCTGATGTTAATTTTATAGTTCAACCATATAAATATAAATTAAATGAATCTAAAGTAGATGTAACTATAACTAATCAAAATGAAGTAAAAGTGACAAATGTAGGCTTAGAGGTATCTAAACCTATAATTACTTTATATGGTAGTGGTGAGTTACATTTTTACTTAAATACAGTAGAAATTTTTAAATATAATTTTGATACAGATGGACAAGTAGTTATTGATAGTGAAAAGGAAGATGCTTATTTAAATGGTGTATTAAAAAATAGACAAATGTTAGGCGAATTTCCACTTTTAAAAAGTGGCGAAAATACAATTACTTGGACTGGAACATTAACAAGAATAATAATTGATCCAAAAAGTAGGTGGTTATAATGATAAGGGTATATGATTCTAGTGAAAAATTATTTAATAATAATGGAATTAAAATATTACATCCTTTATCTGCGATTGTTTTTAAGGAGGACAATGGTGATTATTATATTGAAGTAGAAGATTCTATTGAAAAAGTTGATTATTATCAAGCAAGTATGATAATCAATTGTCCTACACCTTTTCCGGAGGGAAATCAGTCATTTAGAATAGTAAAAATAGACAAAACCAATTCAAGAGTAAAGGTTAAGGCTAATCATGTTTATTTTGATACTGATAATTACATGATAGATGACAAATATATAGTCGATAAAGATTGTAATTATGCACTAGATTATCTTAACAAAAATTGTGATGTTGAAACACCATTTACAACTAATTCAGATGTTACTAGCACTAATTCTTATAGATGTGTTAGGAAATTATTAAGTGAAGCAATTACCACTTTGATTGATAGATGGGGAGGTCATTTAGTAAGAGATAATTTCAATATAAGTATAAAACAAAATATTGGTGTTGACAGAGGAGTGGTTGTAAAATACAGAAAAAATATTACTAGTATAAAGGCAGAAGAAGTATGGGACAATGTTGTCACAAAAATTATGCCAGTTGGTAAAGATGGTCTATTACTTCCAGAAAAATATTTAGAAGTTAAAGATAAATTGTATGATATTCCTTTTTCAAAAATTGTAAAAATAGATCAAGATCTAAAACAAGAAGAAAATGAATCTGATGAAGATTTTACAGAAAGATTGATTGCAAATTTAAGATTAAAAGCCAAAAGTTATTTAGAAGAAAATAAGTATCCGAAGGTAAATTATAATTTATCTGCTAACTTGGACAATATAACTGATGTAGGAGATATAATCTATATTGACCATCCTAAATTAAATATAAAAATGACAACAAATGTCATTTCGGTAAAGTGGGATGTAATTAGTAAGAAATACAAAAATATCGAATTTGGTAATTTCAGAAACAAATTAAAAGACTTATTAAAAAATATGAATACTATTGCCAACGAAATTTCCAAAGATAATTCAAACGAAACAAAATCATTTTTAGAAAAAGAACTTATAGATGCCACTAATAAAATATGGGGTACTTTAGGAAATTCATTTGTAATTTATGAGGGAGATAAAATATTAATTGTAGATAAATTACCAAAAGAACAAGCAAAAAATGTTATTTTGATGAATAATGGTGGTATCGGTTTCAGCAATACTGGTATTAATGGTACATTTGTAACTGCTTGGACTATTGATGGTGGCTTTAATGCTAACTTTATTACTTCTGGAAAAATAGATACTTCTTTAATTGAAGGATATGATAATTTGGCTTTGTCAGTAAATAAATTGGTTGATGTTACTAGAACTTTAACTGCTAATAATTATATCGAAATTACAGATGCTGTTAAAGGTAGTGTTCTTTATTTATCAATAAAAGGAAATTTATCCTTGTTATTTTTATCAAATCAAACTTTTTTAGGAAGCAATACTTTTTTTAAGAATTCTAATTTAATAATTGAAGATATTAATGGGAACAAGAGAGAAATTAAAACCAATTTAAAAAGGCTTAATGTTTTAAATGATATTTATGATGAATTTATAGTTGATTACACAGGAACATATATAATTCGTAGAATTGGTGTAAATAATGATTTAAGTTTATATGAATTAGATGAGGAAATTAGAGAAAAATTACCTTTATTAAAAATTGAATTAAATGAAGGATATAACAAAATATACTTGAAATCATTTTCTGATTTAACTTATACTCTTAAATATGCAAAAAAGAACGATTATACTGATATATTTACAACTAGAATAGAAATGAATTCATCTATAGCATTAAATAATGAAAACATAGATCTAAAATTGCTAAAGAAGACGGATAAAGATAATATTATCGCTCAAATAAATTTGAGTACTGAAAAGGCTGAAGATGGTTCTTTTATACAAATAGAAGCGGATAAAATTAATTTAAAAGGAAAGAAAATTAATCTTACATCTGATGAAATGGATATTGATAGTAATAAATTCAAAGTTACTAAAGAAGGGCAGGTAACTTGCGAAGATATAATCATCAACAGTGGAAAAATTGATTTAATTGATGATTCTCAAAATCCAAGTTTAACTATGAAAAGTTTAATATCTACTGGAGGACAAACAGAAGAAATTTCCTCAATGAAACTGTTAGGTAATGGAATGAATGTTCAAATGTCTTCAAATGTTTATTTATTAGCATATATGCACAGAGGACTTCCAGCAGTAATGATGAGTGATGGAAAAGACTTTACAAGTGTATTTTCTTCCGGTATAACAACTCCAGTGCTTACTCAAACATCTTTAGAAAGTAGTAAGAAAAATTTTAAAAAGTTCACAAATGCAATTGAAGAAATAATGGTAACTGATATTTATCAATATAATCTAAAATCTGAAAATGATGATCATAAAAAACATTTAGGATTTGTTATTGGTGATAAATATAATTATTCACATACAATTACTTCTGTTGATGATGATGGAAAAGAAATAGGTGTTGACAATTATTCAATGACTGCATTATGTCTACAAGCTATTAAAGAACAACAGCTTATTATTGAAAAATTAAAATTAAAGATAAAAGAATTGGAGGTAAAGATAAATGGAAGCAATAGTAAAAAAAGAGTTTAAGGATTTGCCAGATACTTCTACACCATTTGAGTCGGAATGGTTTAATGGCTTTCAAGATAAAATCATAGCAAATTTTAATGAAATAAAAACGAAATTAGATAGTATTGATACTAAATTAGCAAAAACCTTAACATATACAGAAGTATCAGAAAATAGTGAAAGTAATACATAAAAAAGAAAGGATTTGATAAAATGAAAAAAGTAAACTACAAGTTAATGAGGGGGGGGGTTGCATTATTTAGCAATTCTTCTCAAAAGAGAAAGGAGGGAAGTATTTAATTTAATTAATACTTCTACTTCTTTTTATTCAATGGTAGGTGACTACTATGAATGATATACCAGTTCAATTATATGACAAAGATGGTAATCCTGCATATCCTAGACCTTATTATAGAATCGGTGATTTTTTAGAAAGCACTAATCCCAACAATCCAGGTGACGATGGATATATTGGGACATGGGAATTATATGGAAAAGGTAGGGTAACAGTCTGTATAGATATCAATGATAATGATTTTAATACTGTAGGAAAAACGAGTGGGGAAAAGGAAGTTACATTAACTACAGATATGATACCTTCGCATGCACATGGGATTCCACAAGCACATCCTTATAATGGCAGTGCAGAATCACACTATACTTTAGTTAGACAATCTTTTGATAAAAGCACTGAATATAATGTTGATTCAGCGACAGTTGGTGGCGGACAAGCACATAATAATATGCCACCATATATAGTAATCTATCGTTGGAGAAGAATAGCATAATAAATAATGCTATTAATATGAATAAACAAAAAATTGATTTAGAAAATGATAAAATATTGAGAAGCGAAAATGTTGAATACAATAATCAAGCATTAAAAGATTATTTAGATAAGGGAATTGTATATTCTAACGAAGAACAAATAATTGGCATTGATGAAAATGGAAAAAATGTTTATAAAAGGTCATTTAGTGGTATAACTAACAATTATGATTTTACGACATTTACTAATGCTTATAACACAAATAGTATAATTATAAAAAAAGCATATGGTAGCATTCAAACAACAAATGGTGGAGTTGCAATAGGAGGCTATGTTAATTCCAATTATTTTGCTGGATTGTTTATTCATAACAGTGAACTTCAACTTTATCATGGTGCAGCATTAAAAAAAGCAAATTATAATATAACTATAGAATTTACAAAAAAAACTGACTAAATATATATTAACAAAGTAGAAGTATAAATTAAATACAAAACTAATGCAAAATAAAACAATAGTTAATTTAGATAATAATTTAATATTAGGTGCAGATAATGTGGAAAAAAATATTGTTACATTAACATTGTCTGCTGATCAAAGTATTAAAAATTCAGATGAAACAATAGTTGCCTTTAATAAATATTTAAAAAAAGGTTCTAAACTTGAATTTGATAGTTCTAATCATTCTATAAAAATCGGCGATGATATTTCAAGAATAAAAATAAATATGAATGCTTTCGCCAAGAATGCAACAACAGATTGGCTTTGGTTTAAGATTTTTAAAAATGGTGTAAAAACTGATTTTACAAGTATGGTTGGAAGAATAGGAGCTTGGAGTTCTACAAGTATTAGTCCATGCATTTTAGATGTTAAAAAGGGTGATTATATACAATTAATTGTTCAATATGGAACTGCTAATTCTGAACATTACATCAGATATGATGGTACTAATTTGACAGTAGAAGCAGTTTAGAAAGGAATAATATGGAAAAAGAAGAATTAGAAAGATTAGTAGAGACTGAGCAGAGAAGTAAATCTAATACAAAAAGATTAGATAAGTTGGAATTGAAAGTTGATGATATTCATAATCTTGCTTTATCTGTTCAGGCAATGGCTACGGAAATGAAAGCAATGCGAGAAGATATGACAAATATAGACAATCGAGTATTAGCAATCGAAGCTAAGCCCAGCAAAAAATTAGATTCTATTTGGGGATTTGTAGTGTCGGCTTTTGTGGGTGGAGTTATAGCATTTATATTTGTAAAATTAGGAATGAAATAGGAGGTGATTTAGATGGAATTAAGTACATTAATAAGTTTGGTAACAATCATAGTTACATGGCTTTTAGGATATATTTCTAAAAGATCAACTTGGGTAAATAATAGAATTATTCCTATTCAAAACATTTTGATAGGATTAATAGTAGCAATTGTTGAATGGATTGTTACTAAAGATTTTAAAATAGCAATTGCTTTGAGTGGAATAATCGCGGGAGGTACTTACGATGTATTTCATAATTTAGAAAAAATAGTAAAAGGAGAGTAGATAATATGGTAAATATAATAAAAAAATTAGTTCCAGAAAGTAAGTATGGAATAAAATGCCCTTATAGTATGACACCGACAAGAATAGTAGTTCATAACACCGCTAACGATGCTACTGCAAGAAATGAGATAGCATATATGACAAATAATAACTATGAAACTTCGTTTCATTATGCAGTAGATGATAAAGAAATAGTGCAGGGACTACCACTTGATAGAAATGGTTGGCACAGTTCGGATGGAAATGGCAAAGGAAATAGAGAGGGTATAGCAATAGAAATTTGTTATTCTAAATCAGGCGGAGATAGATTTATCAAAGCCGAAGAAAATGCTGTTGATCTAATCGTTTATTTATTAAAGAAATATAATTGGGGAATTGATAGAGTAACTAAACATCAAGATTATTGTGGCAAATATTGTCCTCATAGAACATTAGATATGGGTTGGAACAGATTTATTAACATGATAAAGGCTAAACTAGAAGATAATTCACAAATATCAACCAATGTCGTTAATTGTTACTATAAAGTAAGAACTCAAAAACATCAATGGTTACCAGAAGTTAAGAATTTAGATGATTATGCAGGCTATGAAAACAGTCCTATTACTGGGCTTGCCATTAAGGTAGATAAAGGATCTATTAGGTACAGAGTACATCTTAAAGGAAAAGGCTGGTTGCCATTTGTTACTGGTTATGATATTAATGACTTTAACAATGGTTTTGCTGGTGATATAGTTAATATTATTGACTGTGTAGAATGTTACTACTATACTCCTAATAATATAAGACCATACAAAAAAGCTAAATATAAAGTCAATGACTATCCTTATCAATATGACAATGAAAAGAAAAATGGACAAGATGGTTATGCTGGTGTATATGGAGTAACTGCTACAAAATTTCAGATTATTATAGAATAAAATAAAAGAGGAATTGGATTAATGGTCTTTTTCCTCTTTTTTTAATTTTCCTCTTTTTAGATAATCGAATGCTATTCTAACAAAATCAGATCCAGATAAATTGTGCTTTTTGAGTTCTTTATCAAGATTTTCCTTTTCTTCTTTTTTTAACTCTACTTTGAATTGTTTATAATTTTCTTTTTTCCAATCTTTGATGTATTCTTTTTGATTAAAATCACTCATTTTATCCCTCCTAATATTATTTTACTACATTTAGTACTAAAAATCAAGAAAAAGTATTGACATATAGTACTAAATGTGATATAATTAATATGTAAGATAAAGAAAGAATCTTACAGAAAGGAGAAGTAATGAACGATACAAAGAAAAAGCCAATTCGTAATTTAACTTTAGCTGAGTGTTACGAATTAGCAAATCAAGGCTATATCTTTATTAAATATAAAAATATAGTTATTGTAGGAAAGGAGTAAAATCCTTTTCCTACTAAAATTATATAATAGTTCGTTACAAATGTCAAATGAAAAAGATAATTAAAGGGGTAAAATTGGTTATAGCAATTTATAAAAATTCAGCCTAAATATTGTCCAATAGGTGCTGCTAATGATCCAACAGGATTAAATAAATATTGGTTAAGTGGTACTCAAAAGAAATATAATGAATTAATAGGAAAATAGATGAATTTTTACATCTTATTTACATCTTAAAAAAATATAAAACAATATTATTAAATATCTATTTTAACTCCATTTTATTATAAAATATAAGGTAATATTATAAAATATAATTAAATAATCTATATCTTTATTTTCTCATCACCTGCTCCAGAAGCAAAAATCGTCGCACCAAAGCGATGTTAATGATTAAATCAATCAGAAATGATTGATTTTTTTG